ATTCTTCCAGCAGGGAAAGCCAAGGTCGCCCGTCTTCCGTTGAAGGATGCCAACGAATGCTTGGCCAACAAGAGATCCAAGGATGTTATCCATGCGATCTTCCAAGCCAACCCTTGGAGACCTGATGCGATTATTTCTGGTTCTGACATCCACGAGCGTTTGGTCAACCCGAAGCATACCGAAAGCATTCCTTACCCATTCGACGGCCTAAATCAAATGACCCGAGGAATACGCAAGGGAGAGATTGTTACCTTCTGTGCGGGTAGTGGCCAAGGGAAGTCACAGATCTGTCGTATCATCTGTCATCACATCCTCACCACCACTGATAAGTCTGTGGGATACATCGCCCTTGAGGAAAGCATCGAGCGCACCGCTTTGGGTATCGTGGGATTGGAGATGGGCAAACAACTACACCTCGACCCTGAGTCAATCTATGAAGACCTAGAGTTCGATGAGGCTTACACTAACACAGTAGGCTCGGGAAGGATGTGGTTATATGACCATTGGGGAAGCCTCGATGCCGACCGTCTGTTGTCACATGTCATGCACATGGCGAAGGCGATGGATGTTGAGTATGTCGTTCTTGATCATGTCAGCATTGTTGTTAGTGGCATGCAAGATGGCGACGAACGCCGCATGATTGATAACCTTATGACCAAGCTCCGTGCGTTAGTTGAGGAGTGTGGCATTGCGTTAATCCTGGTGAGTCACCTTAAGCGTCCCTCAGATGGACGAGGACATGAAGAGGGAACCAGCACAAGTCTTGCACACCTCCGAGGTTCAGCAGCGATTGCCCAGCTATCAGACATGGTGGTGGGATTGGAGCGTAACCAACAAGACACTGAGCATAAGCACCTTACAGCAATCCGCGTTCTCAAGAACCGCTTCAGTGGTGAGACCGGAGTGTGCGACAACCTATCATTTAACCCAATCACTGGTCGCATGGCTGAGTGTAACTTTGAAGCTCTCTAATAATTATGAAAACTAAAATGCTATTCTTCGACATCGAGACCAACGCCATTGACCATTGGCCAACTCTCGGTGGATTAACAACCCTCCACTGCATCAGTGTGTTCAACGCTGAGACCAACTCCATGCGCTCCTTCAACTCCCACAAAGGGGATCTTCAAGAGGGTGTGGATTATCTTAACTCAGCGCACAACATCTGTGGTCACAACAGCATTAACTTTGATGCGCCGGCACTCCGTAAGCTGGGCTACGAGATCAAGGCCAAGGTGGTGGACACCAAGGTCATTTCTGCGGTCATCTCTACTGACCTCTATGAAAAGGATGTTAAGACGATGGGAGAGGAGTTCCCGAAGAACCTTAGAGGTCGCCACAGTCTCAAGGCATGGGGGCTTCGCTTAGGTAACCAGAAGTCAGACCACGGGGAGTCCGAGGACTGGACACAATGGAGCCAAGAGATGGAGGACTACTGCGAGCAAGACGTTCGTGTGACTGCCTCCCTCTTCAAACACTTCATGGATCAGAAGCCCTCGTCCGAGATGTTACACCTGGAGCATGACTTCGCGGAGTTGATGACCGTGCAAGAGATGAATGGTTGGCCCTTTGATATGGATGCTGCCAATGCTCTCACTGAGAAGCTCATGGCTCGACGTGCAGAGATGCGTGATGAACTCCAAGATATGTTCCCAGCTACCACCGAGGAGATGAAAACACCGAAGGGATGGAGTGTTGATGTTGACGGGAAAACCTATCAGGCAGCTACCAAGGGAGGCTTGAAGCTCGTCCTAAAGGAAGCGGGATTGAAACAGGTGTTAGCGGATAAAGCAGTTAAGACTGGTAACAAAACCAAGACCGTTCCATTCAACCCTAACAGTCGTGACCAGATAGCTGAACGCTTGATGAACATGGGGTGGAAGCCTAAAGCCTACGAAGGGAAGCGACCTAAGATTGACGAAGCTGTTCTGCGTGGCGTGGAGACACCGGAAGCGGATATGTTATTGGAGTATTTGTTAATCACCAAACGCTTGGGGCAAGTAGCCGAGGGTCGTAACGCTTGGTTAAAGATGGTGAAGGATGGACGCATACACGGTGAGGTTAACACCAACGGTGCGGTCTCCGGTAGATGCACTCACACCCGCCCTAATGTTGCCCAAGTGCCAGCAGTTCGTGCGACATACGGAACGGAATGTAGATCGTGCTTCACGGTTCCCGAAGGTAAGGTGTTGGTTGGTGCTGATGCCAGTGGCTTGGAGCTACGATGTCTTGCCCACTACCTTCACCCTTACGACAACGGATCATACGGAAGGACAATCCTGGAAGGTGACATCCACACCGCTAACCAACAAGCCGCTGGGCTTCCCACAAGGGATGAGGCTAAGAGATTCATCTATGCGTTCCTTTACGGAGGAGGTGATGAGTTGGTTGGAAACATTGTTGGTGGAGGAAGACGCGAAGGAAAACGAATCAAGGAAGCCTTCAAGCGTAAGACCCCAGCCGTGGCTCGCCTTTTGAAAAGCATCGAGCAAGCCCTCAAAGGGAAGACATGGTTGGGTGGCTTGGATGGTCGCAAGCTGCACTGTCGCTCTGCACACTCCGCATTGAATCTTTTGTTACAGTCGAGTGGAGCAGTTGTTATGAAGAAGGGGTTGGTTGTTTTTGCGCGTGACGCAAAGCTACCTTACGAACTTCACGGTAACATCCACGACGAGGTTCAGTTCTCCTGTCTAGCGGAACACGCTGATGAACTCGGTAAGTTGTTCTGTGCTTCACTCACCAAGGCTGGCGAGGAGTTGAAATTCAAATGCCGTCTTGACGGTGAATACAAGGTGGGATCTAATTGGGCTGAAACACACTAACAATTATGAGTAAGAAAATATACATCGACGGCGACATGCTTCTCTATAGGGCAGCGTTCTCAGCCGAAAAAGAAATCAAGTGGGATGATGACATCTTCACTGTTCACTCCGACTTCTCGGATCTCAAGGACTGTTTCATCATGGTCACTGACTGCATCAACGAGATTCTTATGGTGGACGAGGAGGAAGGCGACAAGGTAACAATGGTCTTCTCGGATCGCTACACCTTCCGTCACGAGATCAACCCTCTTTACAAATCCCACAGGCGCGAGAAGAGAACTCCACTTGGCCTCGGTGCTTTGAGGGACTGGGCTTGTGACACATGGGAAACCCAACACGAGCAACGCTTGGAAGCCGATGATGTCCTTGGGATTATTGGAAGCGGTGAACCAGGTTCTATTATTGTTAGTGGAGACAAAGACTTCGCGACCGTGCCGTGCATCTGGTATAACTTCCTGAAGGACGAATTACGCACCGTGACCTTGGAGGAAGCAGACAGACAGCACCTAGTCCAGACGCTCGCCGGCGATGCCACCGATGGATACTTTGGTGTTCCTCGGGTGGGTTTGAAGACCGCTGAAAAGCTCCTTGATAAAGAGGGAGTGGAATGGCAGACTGTTGTTAATGCGTATGAGAAAGCCGGAATGGGGGAGGACGAAGCGTTGCTTAATGCTCGCATGGCGTTCATCCTTCGGGAAGGTTACTACGATAAAGACACCAAGGAGATAACACTATGGACACCGTAAAAGAAACCCGCCAACAGATAATCAAAGAGGACATCGCCGTTCTTGAACAAGCCATTCTAAGGCTTAAAGCGAAACGCGCAAAACTCCTAGAGCTACTCAAAGATGAAGACTAACACCATCCATATCGAAGGAACCGCCGAGGAGCGCAAGATGATCCCTCTGTATCGGGGGTTGTTGTGTTATTTTCCTGACGCTCTCGTTGAGGTCGCCAAGCAATCCGTTAAAGGGAACCTCCAGCACCACCCAGATTCCTTGGATATATGGTGGGATAAAAGCAAGTCCCAGGATGAATTGGACGCGATGCTGCGTCATACCTTGGAGGGTGATTGGGCGGCAATGGCATGGCGAGCTTTGGCTCATCTTCAAAGGCAGTTAGATGAACAGACCCATAATAGGATTGTTAACAATGAGTGACTATATACCGCCTGTCTCTACAGACTTGATTAAGTTCTTGGACGAACGTGTTCCAAGTAAGGATTTCTCCCCTAGCGATTCGCTTCGGGAGATTGACTTTTATGGGGGTAAGCGCGAACTCGTTAACTTTCTAAAACGTCTTCACGACGACCAGCTAGCTAACCATCTAAAACCATTCCACCAAGAAGACTAAAACCATGTGCATGTCTGTTAAAACGCCAAAACCACCGGAGCCTCCTGCGAGTCCTCCACCGCCTACTGCTATAGCCGAGACGGTTAAACCAAAAGATAAACCCTCCAAAGCCCAAGGGAAACCAAGGGGTGTGGCTAGTCTTGTGAAACGCCGTCCTGTCGTTGGTGGATTGGGAATCTCCAAACAAACATCTAACTACTAAATTGTATTATGGCACTCGTATCAACAGACATCAACATCGACACCACCATACTCGGATCAGGAGCAGGTAGTGATACCTTTTTTGACGCTACCACAACACCCGCTGTTAACCCCCACAATGGCAAGACCAACGCTTTCTTGGTAGCGGGTTCCTTCAGTTCCGGTAGTTCCGTGACACTACAACACAAGATCGGTGACACATGGGTTGACGTAGGACCAGACACGACATTGACTGCCAACGGTGGTGGTTTGTTCACGAGTCCTGTTTCCAACATTCGTGTCAAAGTAAGCAACGCAGCAGGTAGTCCTAATTTTGATGTCCAAGTGATTATCAAACCTATCATCCTTTAAGAGTAGACCGGTATGCGGAAGAATAGACGGACTGACGAAAAGCTCTCCCTTCGCTTGGGGACGCTTTTCCCAACACAAGGGGTAGCCCAATCTTTGACGAGATCGTTTACTACCCGCTTCTCTCAGCGTGGTCCTGACCCTAACGCATCAGCATACATTGGTTTACTTGAAGGAGATGGTGTTAGTCTTTCGTCAGCACAGAAGACCGCGATTGACACCTTCTACGTCACAGGTAAAAATGAAGGTTGGTATTCCAGCTTGAAGCGTTTTTATCTTCCCATCTGGGGTGCAGCCGCGCCGAATGCTCGATGCCTTGTTAGCTCGACTAGCGGGACATTTGAAGGCTCATTCACCTTCGCCGCTGGATATTCTCACCCAACCGCTGCCTCTTCCTCAAACCGTTTTGACACTGGATACAAACTGCTTGATGACCTCACGATTGAGAACGGTTGTCTCATGGCCCTTGCCTACGATGCTACCTCTCCACATGACAGAGCTATTAACAACGGCAACAAAACCATCATCGGTGCTGGCGCAATAACCGCGAACAGTGTCCGAATTAATACACAAAGTAGCTCACTGCTTCCCAGAGGAACTTGGTTGGGCGCGGATGTGACGGGAGCTTTGGCGACATTCGGCTCTCACGGTGTGCTGTTAACCAACCGCAAAGACGGAGATACAACTCTCAGTAGAAGAACCGCTTCCGCATTCGACGAGAAAACAACCACAGGCGCGTTGACTGGCTCTTACAACAATAGTTTTCCAATCACTGGATTCGGGTCTGCCGCCTCCTCGACAGGGGCTGGTAGTCAACCCACAGATTCTAACGCTGGTGCGTTTGGAATTAGCGATGGATTAAATGTAACTGACCGCTCGGCCTACACTGACGCCGTCAAAACCCTTTGGGAAACCTGCTCAGGAATCACATTATGATTGGATTTATAACAACCCCCGAAATAGCCACCACCGTCATCGACGGGATTCGCGATGCTCAATTAGGTCGTGGTCAGCACTATTACTGGACTACAGGAGCGGAACCAATCTACAGCGGAGCAAGTGTTGGTGAGATGTTTATTCCCGCTGGCGACGAGGTTCTTAGCACCCCACTCCGAAATGGATTAACACCTCGCGACTTCCCTGAGTTCGACCAACTAGTGACTCTTCTTGGAGGACTAGAGGCTCGCGTTGAAATCGACCCTGACTCTTTAATTAACCCAGACCTTCCTGCTGACGAATGAACGAAACCGCCCAACAAACCTACACCCGCCTTGAGGGGGATCGTTATCAATACCTCGACCGCGCACGGGCTTGCTCCAAGCTGACCCTTCCGTATGTAATGCCCGAGGAAGGCTTTGGCCCCCACAGTAGACTTGATACTCCCTTCAGTGGTGTTGGTTCCCGTGGTGTTAACAATCTTTCATCGAAGCTGCTCTTAGCTTTGCTTCCCCCTAATGCTCCCTTCTTTCGCCTTCAGGCTGACCAGCGTAAGCTAGCCGAAGAGGAGACCCCACCGGAACTCTTGAGTGAGATCGAATCATCCCTGCAAGCCCTTGAAGGTTTGGTTATGGATGAGGTAAGCCTCGGAGCCTACCGTGTAACAATCCACGAAGCTCTTAAGCATCTCATCATCACAGGGAACGCCCTCCTTTATCTACCGGACAGCGGAGGACTCCGTGTGTTCCACCTTGATAGGTTTGTTGTTGAGAGAGACCCGATGGGGAACCTCCTTAAGACCGCCACAAAGGAAACCCTTGCATTCTCTACGCTCCCTGAAGAAGTCCAAGCGGCTCTTGTCCAAGGAGACCCCAACCTCGACACCGCCGAAAGCAAGCTCGATCTCTACACCTCATGCTGCCTGATCAAAGGATCTTGGCACATACGCCAAGACGTTAATGGGGTGAACATTCCTGGTGCTGGTGGTAAGGTTCCCAAGGATCGCAATCCGTTCATCCCCTTGCGTCTTTCTAGGATTGACGGGGAGGCCTACGGTCGTGGGTTCGTTGAGGAATACCTCGGTGACATCCAGAGTCTTGAAGCGTTGACCAGAGCGATTGTTGAAGGATCAGCCGCAGCAGCCAAGGTGTTATTCCTTGTGAACCCCAACGGTACTACCCGCGCACGGACGCTGGCTGAAAGCCCCAACGGTGCGATTGTTCAAGGGAGTGCAGCGGATGTCAGCACCTTACAGCTTGGAAAGTTCAACGACTTCCGAACGGCTCAGGTCACAGTCGAAGCCATCAAAGACCGTCTCGGTGGAGCATTCCTGCTTACATCCGGTGTGGTTCGACAGGCTGAGCGTGTTACCGCCGAGGAGATCCGAATGCTTTCACAAGAGCTAGAGACTTCCCTTGGAGGAATGTATAGCCTTCTTGCCAGTGAGATGCAGTTGCCCTTGGTGACACGAATCATGATGGTGATGCAGAAGAAGAAGACTCTGCCTAAGCTTCCTAAAGATCTCGTCAAGCCTGTGATTGTTACAGGTGTAGAGGCTCTTGGTCGTGGTAACGATCTCTCTAAGCTTGACCTGTTCCTTGCTGGTGCTGCCCAAGTGGTTGGCCCACAGGCTATTGGACAATTTGTTAATGTTGAAGACTACTTCAAAAGACGCGCTACCGCTCTCGGCATTAAGACTGACGGACTCATCAAGAGTTCTGAGCAGATGCAACAGGAGCAACAGATGGCGCAAATGCAAGCTCTCAGTGAGAAGCTCGGACCCGCTGGTATTAAAGCCTTGAACGATCAGTCGTTAGCGGGTAATATGCCGGAGGTTGAACCACCTGAATAGTAATGGAATCCGTAACATACAACGACCCAACTCCCGAGGAGAACATCTCTTTGGAGCAGCAAGCCGCAATGCAAGAGGAAGCGCAAGAACAGCGTGACCAACAGCAGCCGACACAACAACCCGAGGAAACCCCAACGGAAACACCGGAAACACCGGAACGCCCTGAGTGGCTCCCCGAGAAGTTCGATAGCCCCGAGTCTATGGCTGAAGCCTATGGACAACTGGAGCAACGCTTCCACGAAAAAAGTAACAACAACAACGAACAGTCCGAAGACAACTCGGAGGAAGCTGAAGCGACACCCGCAATGGGTGAGGTCGTGACAGCAGCATCTGACGAATACTACGAGAATGGGACGTTATCCGACTCAGCCTACCAGAGTCTTGAAGAAGCTGGATTGAGCAGGGATGTTGTTGATACATATGTCCAAGGTTTCGAGGCACTCCAATCCCAGCAAGAAGAGTCTCTTCAAGCGGAGATCGGAGGAAAAGATAACTATGAGTCTATGTCCGATTGGGCATCTACCGCTCTTACCGACCAAGAACAAACGGTCTACAACAACACCGTAGAGAGTGGAGATCGTGATGCCGCTGCGATGGCTATCCGAGGTCTCTATGCTCGCTATGTAGCTGACGGAGGAGATCCTGTAGCTCTTGTCCAAGGAGGAACTGCTGGTAACGCACTTGCGGTTCCCTTTGGTTCTAGCTACGAGATGACTCAATCAATGGCTGATCCTCGTTACGATAACGACGAAGGCTACCGTAGAAGTGTTGAAGCTCGCATTGCCGTCACCCCTTAACCCCCACAACAATATGTCTAACATTATTACCTACATCCTGGAGAACTCTACAGAACTCATCGGGAT